TCAGGGTTTTACATACTGTTTAATCTTCAATTTTCAAGGAACTTTGCTGTTGTGTGACTCTTCGTCCGCAACGGTTATTTATTATAACCGATTGTTTTTCATTTGTCAACAACTTTTTTAAATTTATTTTGACATTTTTTAATGTCGCTTCTTTTGTGTTTCTGTCGTTCCCGACAGCGAAGATTATCTTACCAGATGTATTGCCAAATGTCAACAGTTTTTTTAAATTTATTTTATTTTTTATTTTCCCCTTTATGAGGATGCCCAAACACGCTTGTATTATGCGTGATTTGGGCTTGAGTGAAGTCGATTATTTTGACTGGTGAGCCAGTGTATAGGCAGACACGCAATATACATTTACTGTTTTTCCGCTGCGGCTGTTAAAAAACACGCTGTCTCCTCTATGACTGTAAATTGGATGTGGATGGGCATCCTGTCCCAGCCAGTCGCTTTTATGTTTACAGAGCGGAATCCATGTAAGACTGCCATCATTCCAATTTGGTATTACTTTACTGATATATTCCCCATCCTTCTTATGGGGATCAGGGCCATTATCCGTACTGTTTTCCCTCACCGCTTTTATTTCCCAGGGATATTTAAAATATCCGTCACATACCAGATTTCCTTCATGATCCATTGTGAAATGTCCATAAGCATTATAATCATCCGGAAGGGCAATTTCCCAATAGCGTTCGGAAGCCAATTCATATTTTCCTACCATTGCAGGACCATTTTCATAACCACCATGATAAATAATTGAGGAACCATCATCACTCCACATCTCATGGCAAACCCAGTCTCCTGCCTTGCGTTCATATCCTTTTGTATTTCCAAGCGTATCCTTTCCTTCCGTTCGGACCGGATAAAGCTGATCCAAGCGGTGGTCATAGATCCAAATTCTCCTGATTCCGCAATCAAAGCTTGCCCATTCATGGTTATACATAATCAGCTCTGAATCAAGAGGATGAAACTGTACATGCGTAATCCAGCACAGAGGAATCTCCTTTTCGTAAAGAAGTGTCCCATTTTCTGTATCATAAACACAAAGATAGCTGCTTAAATGCTCCTGCTGCACTCTCCCATCTATATCGTAAGCAGGTCTTCGATCCAATCCTGTTCCCTCAGTGACAGGATCGAACTCCAGACAGCGACCGTCTGTCATGGGAACACACAAGCGTTTTCCGTCTCCGCTTATATGTGTAAATGCCGTTACACGGTTCTCAGGCACCTGTGCGAGTATCTTTCTGTTTCCGCTCCGTTCTGTCTTATAAATCATATTATCCTGTATGTAATACACAACTTCCCGTTTATAATCCAGACACACGCTGGCCTTTCCCAATCCCTCTCCAGGAGTTCCATCAAAGTAAACGTAGCTCTTTAAAATTCCTTTATGATTATCTGTTAAATACGTTTCTTCTCCTGTAACCAAATCTCTCACGATCACATTGGGAGAGCCGGTCTTATCGCTGATCATATAAACCCTTTCACCATCCTCAGACAGCGATGAACAGGTAAAATAAAGCAGCTGCGTATTAAATATCTCTCGATCCCGCGGATCACTCACCAACATTCTTCCGTTTAACTGTGATTCGATCATATTCATGCCTCCTCCTTAACTGTTAGCTTAATTCAATATTACCACTTCGTCTCCAGAAACTCGGTATAGGCAGTAAATTACACCTTACCTGACATGAGTTTCCTTCCAAATTCAACCTGATTACAAAAGCAAACAGAACTATTTAATAAATTATACCACACTTTTGTACCTCTGACATAAAACAGAACACTTGTATTGTCTACCGATTTTTAGAGAACGCAAAAGGCCGGAACCCTCGAAAAATCAAGCAATTCCAGCCATAAAAAAAGCGCGAGACGGGATTCGAACCCCTAAGATTATGCATCTAAAAACCGCTTAAATCCAAGATTCCTTATAAATGCGTTGTTTCCTTATTATAATATATTCATTTTTTGTTATTAATAATACTATTTATAGCAGTATTTTAACTACTATGCAACACGAAAATGCAACACGGAAATTCGAAAATCACTTGAAAAACAAAAAACAATACGATATACTATAAGCATATATGGTCGTCACAGTTAGTCTGGGGCGTGGATTTGAGTGTTTTAATTTTTGACTTACTCCCATACAGGAACGCAAAAATTAAAGAAGAAGCGATTGCCTATTTAAAAGCAGTCGCTTCTCTTTTTTTGATTTAGAACTCCCCTGGTCTCTGTGCCCCATCTACGTCCGTTACATACAACGCACATTCAAGAGGATGGCCTGCCGTAGGCTCAAAATAATACCACTTGCCATCAATCTGATGCCAATCTGTCAGAGCGTAACCATCTTCATTAAAATAATACCTATGGTGGTTAATCGTCTGCCAACACGATCTGTAATAACTGTTCTGTGTATCTGCATACCACCAGCCATTATTATCACGGTGCCATCCTGTTGCATATGCGGGCTGATTTAGAGCATTTTTAAAATCTATCCATAACTGCGGCTGATCCAGCATCTTACGGGGACAGTGTTTACGTTTGGCGTCATAGTGCCGGATCACATGAGCGGCTCCGATACCAGTCTCTGTCATGATCTGGCGCACAAGCTCAATACAATTTGCACGGGCGGTATCATAATTAGAGTCTGGATTGACACAGATCTCGATGTTGATGCTGTTGGTATTGGTAACTCCCGGCACCAGAGGCGTACCGTATTGTTTACCCACCGCATAAGCCCCGTCGCTGTAATATAAGGTCTGCACTGCCACTATATCGTCTACATACCAATGGACTGAGGTAGAGAGGTTACCGTTTTTATGGGCCTGAGCGTGTTTGAGTGCGCCTGCCCCCTTTTTATAGTTGTCCGTCTCATGGATCACGATCCACGCAGGGCGATTTTGACCTGCGTAACAATTTATCTGCTTAATCTCTCGTCTTATCTCCATACCTTATTCTCCCTTAACCACCTGATCCGGTGTTTTCGTGCCGGATATTACAGCCTCCGCATCTTCCTTACTGATTTCTTTCCACAATCCATCGGTTCCCATGCTACCCGGCATCCAGGTATTCTGTCCCTGATGTGCACTAATGTAATATTTCTGATCGACTGTAACTACAGCTCCATATTGGTAACGGTCACTGATACCATCCCAAGGCTCCCAGGCAGGGATTTCTACGCCTGTAGGTGGTTCCGGTGTCACACCGCCATTTTCCAACTTGGTCACACGCTCATCCAGAGATTCATATTTTGCAAGCAGCTGCTTGTACAATTCTATCTGTTCTGGAGCTTCTGATTCTGGTTTAACATACTGTTTCATGATAGCGATTAACTCATTTCTTTCATCTTCAGTCAAACCTCCCTGTACCCAGAGAGTATCAATTTTAGTCTGCATATCAGATAATCTAAAATCACCTGATATAATAACATTTTTTACAATATCGTACATTATGTACCTCCTATAACAATGCAATTTGAGTGTTCACGATAGCTTGATTTAATTCCTTAAATTTCTTGTCGATGTAAGCCTTGGTATCCGCTACATACGTCGCTTCCATCCCGGCTCCTGCATCATTTGTAATCACAGTAGTCGGGCCATATGTCCGCAGGGCCTTGTAGGCGGCAATCTCTTCTGGGGTGAGGTCACGCTCGATGGGAGTATTTAATTCCACAAGGCCATGAAGCGGAGTTGTTTCCAAAAATTTAAGAACCGCTGTTTTATTCTCATCAGTCGTTGTCTCTGTTTCCAATCCAAGTCTCTTTCTTGAAAGTCTAAAATCAATACTGGTTTCTGTTGCAAATACTGATTCACTATCGTTACTCCAGTTTTTAGCACATATCAACTCTCGGCATAAAACAGCACCAAGTTTTTTAATGGTCTTATCTAAATAACGAGCCAAAATGGTATCTTTTTCTGGTGCGCCATAATCACCCATTGAGGTTGATATATTAGTGTTCCGATTGATAATGAAGTCTTTTACCCTCTGCACATACTTCCCGCGCCCCAAGTCAATCTCATCACAAATCCATTGCTGACCGTCTGCGTCTGTGTAATTGCCGTCTTTAGATACTGGGATTCCAGGGAGACCGTTAGGAGTTTGAAGGGTGAGGGATTGAGGAATGCGTGGTGGCTCGTATTCTAAATTAGTTTCTCCTTTTTTAACAATCATCGGATATATTGTTTTGTTAATATACCCTTCAGATTTTGATACGCTGATATGTGTAATGTTGTTACTATGATCGTACTTGCAATCCACCGCAGAATAGTATTTATTAAAATCAGTAGGATTTTCTGTATACTTCTGCCTGTTTAAATTAAAAAACGCCTGATTGATAGCTGTGCCAGTACAGGTTATACTCCTATCTGTGTTAACAGTAAAAGTTATCCCGTTAGTTGTTTTTGTCATGCCGTCAGCATATGGAAACGGCAGCAGGTTCTTCCCTCTCACCTCCACCGTAATACTCCCGTCCTCCCCAACACTCACTATCTCCTGCTTATACTCTGGACTGGGTGATGGTTTGCCGTCGGTGTAGGGTTCGTAGGGTAATCTATCCCTTGTTTTTTGCACCATAAGTCCGTCAAACGCTTTTGTATCTTCCATGTTAATGATTAGTACTTTTCCTGCGGGAACTGTAATGCTTATATTATCTTTCGTATCATCTACAACTCTAGTACAAGGCGTATTTCCAGTTGGAATGGCATCTACATAAGCAGCCCTAAATCGAGTACCTACATTTTTCCTAAAAATGTAGTACGTTGTATTTTCAGTGTTTTGAATGATCTTCGAATAATCGCTATTATTTTTTCCCACTATATCGCCATTAAGAGAAATAAAGTAATTCGAAACTGCTTGTTCTGGCAGCAACTGCGCCCCCGTAGTTCTCACCTGCGTACTCTTCCCAAACACCCTCAGCCCCCGGAACGGACGGCCTTCTGTGGCATCATTGGCGGTAATGACGGAGCCAGAAGCCGTGCTATGGATTGCCGGTGCCAAATCTGTCATCCCTTCCACCAGACCGGCTATATCAGTCTTATTCTGGCTGATCTGCTCCCTATCTGCCACAATCCCGGCAGCCGCATCCTCAACCCTCTTGGTCTGCGTATCGCCCTCTGTGGTGACTGCCTCCACTGCTGTAGTCTTGGCCTCAGTAACCTCACTGACCGCCTGTGTGCCTGCCTCCTGTACCGCTGTAGTCTGTTTTTGCCCCTCGGCCTCAACAGCTCCCACAGCCGTGCTCTGAGCCTGCCCTATGGCTGTAAGCGCATCCTGGGAGGTCTGTCCAAACTGCGCAGCGGTCTGCTCTACCGCCTGACGGTCTGCCGCCACGGCTTCCCTCATTTGGGTTACTGCCTGCTTATCATTGGCAACTGCCTGACGGTCTGCCTCTGTCTCCTCAGCGTACTGTCTCGCCCCATCCTCAGCCGCCTCAGCGCCCGTCTGTGCCTGTACTGCGGCTGTCTCTGATAACTTGGCTGCCTGTGCTGATAACGCCGCATCTGAGGCCTCCTGCTGTGCCTGAGAGAGCATCCCTGTTACTGCCTGCTTATCCTGTGCCACGGTATCGGCGTTGGTCTCTACCTGCTCTGCAAGACCCTGTACGGCTTCCAGATGCTCCGCTGTCTGGGTGGCTGCTTTTTCGGCCTCATCCGCAGCAGCGATAGCCTTATCTCCGGCCTCTTCCGCACGTTTGGCGGCATCATTAACGGCCTCGATGGCCTCTCGAAAAATCTCACCGTCTCCCGGTGCCTCGAACGCTTTCGGCTTTGGTCTTGATTTGACCTGCATAGTAATGTGCTTGATAGTCTCACCGGATTTTTGATCCGACAGATATATCCATGCATAAATGTTATATGCCTTTTCTGCCGTCCATGCCGCACGATTTCCCTCCAACATGCTGTCCGGGATTGTGACGGTTGTTACGCCGTCCTTAGTGGTACCCACACGGGGTATGGCCTCACCACCGGTCTCCTGTAGCGCAAAGTGGATTTCTACCGCCGTCGGAAGATGCAGTCCCTCTATCCTGAGCTGCTGGCCATAATCCCACTGCCATAGGCCGTAGGTGCGGGCGTAATCATCGTTGTCTGTAAATACTGCTGTAACCATCAGTCACCTCCAACTAAAGAGCCCCAGAGTTTTCTCCGGGGCCTGCCTGTGTTGCGACGTCGCACAGCTTACTTATCTTCCGTGCCTACTGCTCTCTCATCTTCCTTTTTAGTTGCTGGGCCGGTGGTCACAAAAGTAGTATCCTGCGCGCCCTTGGGTCTTCTCTTCTGGGCTGCGTCATTACGTCTCTGCTCTGCTGTTCTTTTGTCTGCTCTCTTACCTGTTGTGTTTGCCATAGTTTTGTCCTCTCTTTCAAAAAATGATATGTAGTAGTTGCTCCGGCTCTAACCCTGGCCAGACCGGGAGACCTACGGATCACCTCCTCTCAGGTCTTTGCCGGCAGCTCCGGAAGGCCCGCAATGGACGTTGCCACCGACAGGATACCGGACAGCGCGGATGCACTGGCTACCATAGGCCAGTTGACCTCACCCATGACCGCCGCCGAGCCGATGGTTGCGACAAATGTCTGCGCCATGGTCTTAATGGCTCTCCTGCCCGCTGCGTGGATCCACTGTCGGGTATCCACATCAGCCCTAAATACACAGTTCTTAAGCATATATCTTCACCTCCTTTCAATGGATTGTTTGCGACAAAATTAAAATAAGCCCGGTTGCCAGTGATCCGGCAAGCGCGCTTACTATCGCTGTGATTACTGTTTTTTTAATGTCCTTGTAGGTGTTGCCCGGTTCCCGTTCCAGGGCGTCCAGACGCTTACTCTGGTTGTCCAAGCGCTTCCCCTGCTCTTTCTGCTCCTGCAACATCTGTTCCATATCTTTTGCAAGGCCGTGTATGGACAGTACCAGATCCTGAATCACCTTACTCATGTTTTCCAGCAGCTCAATGCGCCGGTTCTGGCGCTGATCCTCGTCACGGATGCGGGCCAGCTCTGCTTTTGTTAAATCATCCATCATCTGGCTCCTTTTCTGGTTTTGTAATCATTTGAATCATCTCCTTTCGCAATAGTCGTGAACCAGTAATTATAATATTATTTCCTCAATAAAACTGGGGGGATGTATCTATAGCTAATGGTTTTTCATTTTCTATAAATAGAAATGTAACATTTACACCGCAAATCTCGTTTCCATACGCTGCCAATGGTTGGAGAGGTTCTATTACTCGTATTTATATAGCTTAATTTATTCCAATCTAATGCGGGTAATATATGTCCCCTTGGCAATATAACCAATACTGATATAATATTTATTGGCTTCAAAAGTAGTGAGTTGTGAAATGTCAAGTTGAAAATTTCCAATAGAGGCTCCATATCCTCCATCCCACTTAACTTTTGCAATCTCCTCATCACTATTATACGTCTTATATCGACAAAGACTGATCCATGACGGAGGGATGCCATTATCAGGATCATTTTTCCAATATCTAAGAAATTGTCCTTCAAAAATCAACTTACTATAACTTCGTACATCAATCGTGTTTGGGAAAACAATAGCTCTATGGTTCCATGTTGAGTAGTCGCCTTTCATAAGTAGTCTGGTATTCTCTTGCGCAAACAAGTTGATTTGCAATCCCCCAACATTTACACCGTTATAATATAGATCCTGAGGCGTTGGTACCCACCCTTCAAAACTTCCGATAATACCCATTATCGACTCATTCTTTTTGATCCTCTCCGGCGTAATCCCTGCCATATTACGGATATCGGCCCATGACAGGAACACATTGGCGTTCTCGTTATAGTATCCCTGTGGTATTTTGACCCACATCCGCTGATTGCCTGCATCATTGCCTTTGCTGTTGCCCCAGCCGTTGTAATCGCCACGGTTGGGCATGGTGCCTGTATATTCTACTCCGTCATTATTCGTAAATGTCTTGTCTGCCAAAACGTCCGACGGTACCGCATTACCGCTTCCCAAAACAATCTTTCCGATATTGGCCGCCATCTCCCCGAATGTTGCGGTTGCCGCTGTAGGTACCCGTTTCGCAGTGATGGCTGCGGCAACCTGTGCTTTTCCATCACTGACAGATTTTTTTAGGTCTACCATATCCTCTGACAGACCGTTTACTACCTCGTTGGTGGCGTTAATATGTTCAGCTGTGAGCAGGTCGCCTTCCTGGCTATAGGCCGTCACGTCCTGAATCTCAGTGTTTCCCGTACCGTCCTGGGACAGCTTATACTTCCTGTTTCCCTCAAAAATATCATCCTTGAAATCTGTTTTTAATGCCATGTATTACCTCCTGTTTCCCAACATCTTCCGCCCCAGATGAAAGCTTAACCGCCTCTGCCCCGATATCATACTGTCATACATATCTCCCAGATCCTTTAATATCTGCTCAATATCATTGGCCTGGTAGATGTTATCATATGTGATCTTTACCGGAGTTGGCGGGGTGCTGGACTTTACAAAATATGCCGTTCTCACCTTTTTGATATTTTCGAGCAGTCGGGCCATTTCTGTATCTGTACGGTAGTCCTCCATCTTCCATTCCTTGGTTTTTATATCTACGCCAAACCGCTGTGCCAGAAGAGCACAGGCCTGCTCTACCCGGTTAAGGCAGATATAATCTGCATAGACCTTATCCAGATCTGCTGCAAGGTCTGCACTGGTCCGGTCTGTAATCAGTGTATCCAGCACTGTACTCATCCCACTGTCACCTCCGCTGTGATTTTTCTCCGTGAAAATTTCATATCCAGTTTCCGGATCATTCCCTCCATTGTGCCTTTAAATCCTGTTGTTACCCGAACACGATTTCCAAGTTCCTGATCGTTGATAACTGCCCGGAAGCTGACACTCTCATTATTGCTGTAGTAATCATATACCCTGTTTAATACCGCCTGCGCATTTTCCATGGTGACAAGGGTTGCTTCTTTTACCTCGGCAATATTTTTATTCTGGGTAATCTTAGGGTTCTCTTTTAAAAGAGTGATCGTATTGTGATTATATCTAAGCCCCGTCAAGACAACCTCTCCGCCATTAGAAGTGATATATGCATAATTGGCCCCGTGCTTTCCTATAGTACCGCCTGTGATCGACAGACTGTGGTACGGTTCGGAAAACTCCAGCTTAGTTTCTCCTGTTAAGCTTCCCTTATACAGCTCTGCTGACTCCTGGCTCGGTATATAGCTGTGTGCATACAGCCGGATTCCCGTCACCATTTCACTGTGATCCACAGTGAGACCCAGAAAGATATCACGTCCAATAAATTCTGCCGTCACCTCTGTCTGCTCCGGGTATACATACAGCTGGCGGTCATAGCTTGTATCTACCAGAGCACCAATCGCAAACGCAAGCTGCTGCAGGGCGCTGCGTTTACTGGTAACGGGTAAATATCCGCTTATTCTGGTCTCCTTATAGGCATCATCTAAAAAATATGCAATGCCTTCACCTTCCATAATATTGTCCAAAATCTCAGACACCAACATATTTTCATAGATTCCACCCATAAACGGATTGTTATCCAAAATCCCGACCGCATCCTGTGTCTCCACTGAGTACCGTTTTTCCCCGATCTGTTTTCCGTCCTTAAGGTAATAAATCCCCAGAATCGCCTCGTCAAAATACAGGGTCTGTTTCTGCTTTTTCTGGAACTCAAACGCATACTCTGTTTTACTTCGGATCGTGTAATCCATCGTATTTATGCTGACCTCTTCAGAGATTGAATTGAGTTCCATCAGGCAGTTAATGTCCTCTATTTCATCATCCTTAAATACCCGGATCAGCCCCCATATAATATGAGTCAAAAACACATTACGATATGGCTTGCTGGTTTCCAAAAACGTAATGACTACTTTATTGTAATAATCCACTACTCCGTAACAGAAATAATTATAACTGTCCGGTTCGTAATCCTGGTCCTTTAACAGTTCCTCATCACGATACCATTTTATATTGATCCGGCTGCACCGGTCTTCTGTATAATCGTTGAATCTCAGCGTAACCCCAACGCTGGAATAATTCTGGCTGAAAGAAAATGTGATTGCAGGCGGTACTGCAAATGCACCATCAGGGCCGGATATACTGTCGCTTACATACCCCATCTCTTCCAGCTGATCCGGAGCGTTGGAATAACCTCCGTCCATCTTTGCATAACGCGGCAGGCACAGTGCATAATCCGGAAACTCAACCCCTTCTTTCAAATCCTGCAAATTTACATAATAATCCTTGTCCGGTGTCTCTGCTGTATTATTCTCTGCTGCTCCCAGAGCGATATCGTCATAAACGATTTTCAAGCCGCCTGCATCCGTCATCCTCTGGTTTTTAATAACAGCTAGCCATAGATAACGATAGGGCCTACTGCTTTTAAGGAATGTAATTGCGATCTGATTGAACAGCGGCACTTTGGCTCGACAGAAATACTCTGTCCCGTCCGGCTCAAAATTCTGCTCATGCACCAGCTCCCCGTCCTTATTCCATCGGATCTGAATACTGGATGCATAGTCGCCACTTAATCGGTTAAAAACCAGATATATACCATTACTTGTCTTTAGACGGTCAAATGTCACCGTGATTACCGGAGGATTTTCAAACCTTCCATCTTGGCCGCTAAGGGCTGTACTGATGTAACCATACAGCCCCTTTTCTATCTGGTCTGGGGCATTAGGATAGTTGCTGTCCATTTTTGCATACCTCGGAAGGCACAGAGCATAAGGTGGGAGCTGCTGCTCCATATTTGCAAGATCCTCGACTGACGCATATGGCTGCTGCCCATTGCTCTCCACCCTGATATCCCATTTCATTTCCTATCGCCTCCTCTGCGGTTCCATTGCCGTGAAATTCAATGACAGGCCATCCATGCCCCACAGGTTCTTCCCGTTCCGGATACGGAGCTTGTCCTTGCCCTGGGTGACGTAAGCACGAAAGGTTAATGTCTCCTGTCCATATGGGAACGTCATTTCATGGCTGTCCCTATTAGGATCTGAAACAGCGTCATAAAATGCATCGTAGGAGGCTGTATCCCCATCTTTTGGGTATACCTTCATAGCATAATTATAAAACGTGCCAATTACATCACGCTCCATAGTGTAGTCCATGGTACGCCCTGACTGATCTGTGTCTGTCACTGCAAAACTCCGTTCCAGAGAATCAGACTCCACTTCCACGTTATACGCTCTGCCATCCATTAAAAATACACTGTCCGCCATCAGGTTCCTCCTATCACTACCAGGCTTACGCCTCTACGCGCCGCCTCACGGTCAAGCTCTGGCTTTAATGCTCTTGCCAGTGCCGCCATACTTCCGGTCAGATTTAATACGATCTGGATTGGCTGGCTGCGGTCTCCCTGTTGCTGGCTAAGCAAAGTATCGAGCCTTGCAATCAGATTAGACAATAATTCTTCCTCCGCATAAGATCGGCTCCGCATAGACGCGGCCATATCTCCAGCCCGTGGCGGAACAATACTCCCTCTTGCCATCTTAGGAAGATATGCTGCCGCATTAGGGATATCAATCCCTATAGGAAGACGGATCTGTACGCCGTCAAATACATCCATAACACCATCCAGCCAGTCCTGCACAATACTACGGGACGATCTTGCCATATCAGCAATACCATTGTTGAATCCACGGACCACATACTCTGCAATGTTGTAAAACTCTCTTGAGGGAGAATTGATGTCAAACTCTTCCTCAGCTTCTTCCATTGCCTCAGCCGCCCACTTCCGGATCGCATCCTTTGCCATATATGCAAAATCGCTGATACCATTTGCAAAGCCCTCGTTGATCCGCTTTGCCATGTCGTAGAATGCTGCATACATTCCGCCAGTTCCCTGAGGATCACTGTCTCCCCAGAACCATTCCCTGACATTTCTGGCCCACGTTTCTACAGGCCCCTGAGTTTCGGAATGGCTACCTTCTATTTTGGCTTTAAATGCCTGGATAATAAGGTCTGCGAATTTCGTCCAGGAAAGCTCATTTACTCCCTGGTTTTCGTCAACACCCACGAACCACTTCCTTACGTTTTCGGCCCATGTTTCCATTACCGTCTGGGACTGGGTATAATTCTTCCTTACAGTATTGTTAAATCCTGACATAATGCTATTGGCCCACTTCTTGGATTCTACGGAATCCCCTGTTCCTATTCCAAACTTTTCTGAGAACCAGTTTGCCACGCCAGAAGCCCATGACTGTACCACATTCTGGGAAGCAGTCTGTTCGCTCGTCACGCCCTGGTTAAATCCCTGCACTGTGTAGGAGCCAATCCCTGCCAGAACAGTAGACGGGCTATGGATTCCGAGAAGGCTCTTCAAGCCGTTCACAAATGGATCCGTAATGTTTGCCTTAATAAATGCTCCGGGATTTGAGAAAAACTCTTTAATACCGTTACAGAATCCATCCCAGAGATACTGACCCATTTCTGCCATCACAGTAGAAGGGCTGTGGATTCCGAATGCATCCTTAAATGCATTCATGAATGGAGTGAAAATATTAGCCTTTATCCATGTACCGATAGATTTCATTCCATCCACAATTCCCATAAGGATACCATCTACCACATTTCCTCCACATTCCTTTATTTTTTCCTGGAAGTAATTTTTAGCCTCTTCTACACCATCAGAAAGCAATCCGCCCAGGAAAGCAGCAAATCCACCCAGTGCAGCCCCAATAACCGCAAAAAAACGGTTAGCCACTGTTGTCCAGTCAATATGTTCTATTGCGGTTGCAATGCCATCACCAAAAGCCCACCAATCTGTTTGAATAATTACAGTAAGGAGCGCATCCAAAATTCCAATTACTATATCGCTGATGGCTGTACCAGATCCGGCCCAATCAAATGTCTGGAAAAACGTACTTAGGCTCAAGGCGATTGAATTACCGAATCCTGTCCAGTCAAACGTCTGAGCAAAATTTCCGGCAACAGAAAATAATCCGCCCAATCCTGTGGCAAATAGCAGCCCAAGCATTCCCCAGTCAATTTGTGATATGGTTCCGTTAAGTCCATTTCCAATAGCCTGTCCGATCAAAGGCCAGTCAGCGGTATCCACAAAACCATACAGACCTGAAATTTTTGCTTGGAAAAATGCTCCCAGAGTGGCTCCGAATAAATTCCAGTCAATCGTAGCGACCATACCATTAAGCCCCGTTGCTAGAGCTGATCCCAGCATAAGCCAGTCAATCTGAGTAAGAAGCAGATATAAGGTATTTGCTAACGTATTGATACCTGTACCCATCATGATACCGATCGAATACCAATCAATATTTGCGACCAGGCTGTTAAACAGCGTAGTAAATGCGGTCACAAATGCTGTGATCTTAGCGCCTACATTGTCCCAGCTTATATAGTCCGTAAACTTCTGGACTGAATCATTGATCTTCTGGCCGATCAGCTGTCCAATACCTTCCCAGTCTCCGGCCTGCCACAGTTCTTTCAGCTTATTTGCAAAATCACTGATTCCCTGATCGATTGCTACAGTTTCAAACATCTGTGAGGGATCTATACCTCCACTTGATCCACCAGAGGAGTCATCCGCCCCTTCTCTTTGGATCTGTACCAGATCATCAAATGGGGCCAGTGCCTTTTTCGCATCCTTTCCTGCCTGCTTTGCTGCGCCTCCAGTCTTTTTCAGGCTGGCTGCATAATCCTGATTTACTTTTTTAGCTCGGACAAACGTACCTTTCCCGCCTAAAGCGGAGAAAAATTGATTTACATATCCTACCGCTGTAGCCAGGGCATTGATAAGCACTGTAATTGCTGGCACTACAAAAGACAAAATCGGTGCAAAAGCAGCCGCAAAACTGTTTTTGGCGTATGTCATACTTGATGTCAATTCTGACATGGCTTGATTGGCGTCTCCTGAATACTGTACTAGATTTTGCATTCCCTCTTTTACGCCCTGAACAACCGCGCGCATTGCCATGCGAATGAGCATCAGCTTGAACATATTAGATAATTTTAAAATACTCTTTGCTGCCTTATCAGCAGGCTTGGACAGTCCTTTTAAACTTGTTACAGCCGATTTTGCTTTTCCTGCAAGTCCTTTTCCAAGTGCTTTTCCGAAGCCTGATATGACTCCTGACGCTTTGGAAAAACCACTCTTTACAATCCCCGGTATCTTGGAAATTTCTAACGATAATGCTTTTGGAATAAGAGCAAACGCTCCTGGCATATTTTTAAAGGCCCCGATTACAGAATCCTTAAAACCCACATACCTCTGCACCGTATTCTCTGCCTGATCGGCTCCACTTGATATTGCCTGCCCTGCCTCTGCTGCATCCCGCTCCAGATCGTTCAATGCAAATCCCGCCTGCTGACCGTACATGTTAATTGCATCCGACCAACTGCGTATATCTTCTGCTGCTTTTCCAAACACTGCTGACATTGCTTCTGGATTATATCCCATATCGGATGCCGCTACTGGAACAGATACTGGGGCTGCGGTTGCCACATCAGCAGCAGAGTCCTGCATTGTATGCACGCTGATTGCATCCATCTGTTCTTGCAAGCTTTTTACTCTTTCTGTCGACCGATCTGCGGAACTGCCAATAGACTCAATTTCTTCTGATGCTTTCTCTGCTCCTTCGGCCACTTTCTGCATGGCCTGCTCTGTGGCTCCAAAACGGGTTATAATATTAGAAGATAATTGATCTACTGCTTTTGTCAGCCTGTCCATCGCTTTACTTAATACTGAAATACCATCCTTGAATCCCTCCGTATTGATTCCTGTATCAAACCGCAGGCTTCCATCTGCTGCCATGCTCTCACCTCATTTCCGGGCATAAAATAAGACACCTTCCGGTGCCTAACCCAATAGCTTATTCCAATAATCAATCTCTTTCTGTTCTTCTTCTGTATATCGGGTCTTCAGATCACACAGCTTTTTGTTATTTCTGTAAAATTCCTCCTCCCATTTTTCCAGCCGCTTCCCCTTGGCCTTTTTCTGACGGATTCCCAGAACCGTGGAAAACGTTCCCTCCTCAATCTCCATGAAATACCCAGCAAACGTCCACCAGTGAAGATAGGGGACAGCTCGTGTTTCTATGCCGGCTACTTTATTGACCGCAGGGAACAGGATCGCCTCATCCTGCTCCCAGTCCATCATCTTTTTAGCCGGTCTTTTATCATCATCTTCCCTGCCGCAGTCCACAAACCATTTCGCCTGCAAGACAGCTTCCCCTATATGTTCCTGAGGGATCTGGCTGTATCCCTTCCTGTACAGCCTTCTTAGAAGTATTTCAAGCTTTTGGGCGGCTGTCAGACCCGGATCTGTACAGGCAGACAGAAAGATCAGGATATTGCGGTAATCTGTTTCAATCGGATATGTAACTCCGCCCACTTCAAGGCTGTCCGGCAGGAACTTCATCGGCTTCCACGTCCTTTAAATACTGGTTCATCTTCTCTCGGTTCTTTTCGTTATAGGCTTTTACAGCCGGCTGCATCAGTTCCAGCAATCCATTTAAAACCTCTTCAAAAAGATAATTCTGACCGATAATGCATAACGGGGACTGGCCTGCAAAAATCGTGTCATACACATCTGCATTGAAAATGCCATTAAAGGCCTTACGCATGGCAGCCGTAAATTCAGCCACATATGCCCCGTTCTTTTCCAAATCCGTTTTAGGGCTTCCGTCCGGATTCAGCTCAATCCCTTCCGGGATCTGGTAAGCGCCAAATTCACTCTGGACGCTCAAAACACGGTTGATAATCTCCGGATCAGCCGGGTTAAACCGGATCACCCGGTTCGGATCATCGTTAACCATAAAACTCTCATAACCATCATTAAAATTAAGACTTCTCATTTGGATTCCTCTTCATTCTTTCCCATCTTCTGTAAATGTCTTTGTAGTCAATGCGAACAGCCCCTTGATCCGGTTGCCCGTGTGATGTACATTAAACGGGATCTGGTATCCGGTTGTATCACCGCCATAGCTGGAAACCTCAATAATGGCATCTTCTTTATATGCCACATAGGAGCCAGTCTTTGACTCATCCTCGTCCCAAAGATGCACTTCCACCACGGAAGTCTTCAGGTCATCCAAAGTCTGGCGCTCATCAATGATTGCCTGCAACCGTTCAAACAGAGGATCGCCAATCTCTGCATAATACGGTTCAGCGGATGCCTGAGGCTGATAGCTGTCCAGATTTACAGAGGTTTCACCTAAAATATTGTTTTTAGTTTCCACATTGGCGTTCATTTCCACATTGAACTCTTCCAGATCCTTGCCTAAGCGGACATATTTTGCCGTCTCTGATCCCGCTCCCGGAGCTGCCGAATCAATATAGTGCGCCATGAATTTACGTTTGATTTTCCCTGTTACTGTTCCTGGCATTTAAAATTCCTCGCTTTCTATTTTGTACTGGGCGTAGATCTGTAGCTGATACATTACGCCACTGTCAACGGTATCCCCCATCAGCCCCATGCTCATTGCATTGGCTGTGGTTGCCTTTAAAAAAGTTCCCTTTAGTTCCTGTTCTCCGGCCTGAAATGTAAGCTCATCCCCGGAAGGTAGCCTCTCCAGCCAGAGTGACAGCTCCAGCAGGAAGTTACTGTTTGCCAGCCGGTTATAATCTGTAAAGGACTGACCGACTGCATACATAACAAAATTATGCTGCCGGATCTGGTTTCCCAGCACATCCTCCTTTACCAGACTGTCCCCGTTGCTGGTCAGGCCATAATTGACCGGATCAGGCTCCGTAAAATCAATGTGGATCTCATCCCCAGCCAGAAACTCAGATATCTTCGGATACTCCGTCAATGTCTGACGCATATAGTCTATGATGGTCATGAACTTCCCCTCCTATCTGCCAGAGTCTGCGCCGCTTGGAGGATATCATCCTTGTGGTCTGCCTTCATCCTCTCAAACCACTTCTTTCCCCGCATGGGAGCCCCTGCATAGGCCAGCGCCCTCCCGGTCGGAACTTTAATCTCATTCTTTTTCGCCCACGCGCTTCCTGTAGTAGGTGACACATACAGAACCCCCTCATAGAGGTAATGAGCATAAGGCCCAGGAATGTCGATCTGCCCGGATCCGACCACAGTCGCCATAACCATCATGTGCTCCAGCTCCCCCGCCTGTCTTCGGGGCATATATGGGGACATGTACCTCATGCACTCACTGTCTACCAGCTTTTGTACCGGCCCATTTTTCTGCAAGCCACGGGTTCTCAGAAGAGCCTCGGTGGACTTCATTTCAAATTCAACCTCCATACTGCCTCCTTACTTGCAGGACAGCTCATAATGCCACACGGATTCACTGCCATACAGCCTTTCATCTACTGTGGTAATGGTCACATAATCATGAGCTGTTTTTAGGTCTGCCAATGACTTCGACAAGGCCTCCTGCGTGCTGCTGTCGATTTCATCTGTGATAATCCCTTTGACAGCCAGATCCTTTCCTCTGGTAATATGCAATGGATGATTCAGGCTCTCATATGGAATTACCAGCAGGACAGAAGCTGCATCCTTCTGCCCTGTCTTCAGGAATGTGGACTGCTGCACATCCTCCCAGTACACTCCCTCAATAGGAACACGGGTATATCGTACGTCCCTGCCCTCTTTGCTGTACAGATACAGCGTTGCGTCTGAGTTGGTATACATCTCACACCCCCTGATAGCACAGGCCGGTACCTCCAAGCCATTTCATCACGATGGCCTCCTGTTCCCCGGCATATGCAGAATCACTCTCTCCCGAAGAGGCGAAGCTGACGGAATAGGTTCCGATCTTCTCAGATGTTTTTCCGCCAGAATCCATCTTCTGCTTTTCTCTGGAAAACTCAGCCTCTGCCAGCTCACAGCAACACAGGCGCACCGCCTCCGGAATCTTCGCCGTCTGCTTTAAACGTCCGAACGTATAACTGTCAATCACCTGGCTGGCCTGACGGGAATAGAAGTCAAAGCCGGCGCTGATGACCGGCTTACGGCCTAACAAATATCGGTCTGTATAGAATCCTTCATCTGCATAACTCATCAGCGCCCAGCTCCTTTCTACACATTCGGGATCAGGGTAACTGCTTTAGGTACTGCGGACTTGTCCACAGTCACTGTTTCTGTCACAGTGCCATACCCGCTCTTCCTGATCTTTGCCGGATAGGTACCCGGACGCAGATGGAACTCTGCCACGCCGGAAGCATTGGTTTTCAGTCTGGAACCATTGACGTCTACAATGGCACCTTCAACCGCTTTCGGCTCACTGTTGTTGTCCTTGACTGTAAATGTAACCTTCTGGGTGGTCATTGCCGTCGCTGGCTCCAGATAAGCAAACGGACAGCCCACACGATCCTCATCCATCCTGGTTGCAGGGTTCGGGAGCGCCCATCCCATACGAAATACGACACGCAGCGCCACCATGTCCTGCTGAGCCAGGTTGTAAGCGATTTCTTTTGTAGCAGGATCCTGAATAACACCCTGATCCAGGATCTTTACAGTGATATCCTGACGGATCGCGTATACAGCCTGTTTGAAATCACCAATAATCAGCTGAGCAATCGTATTGTCAAATGCACCGTTCTGCGGGAAATACATAGGCGCACCATCCAGTGCATAGTTTGTGGATCCCTGCATATCTGACTTAAAGATCGGGGTTCCATCCGTAGCCTTAATCCCTCTCAGTTTTGCCCTCATTCCCATGGAAGCCAGCGCACCCGTGGACATATAACCGTCTTCCTCTACCTTGGAAATAACACCGCCTTCTCCAAGAATCAGATTATAATAATCAGGGCTGCCGCTAGGCGCTACGTTATTACCTGCCTGACGTGCCAGAGTAACAATATCGTTCTGCCACTCTGCCGGACGGTTCACACCAAAGATAATGGCACTGTCCACCTTCTGGCCGATCGCCTCATTCACCCTCGGAGTGATCTCTCCGAAAATGTCAAACTCTGCATCATCCAGTACCGCCTCCGGAATCGGAATGATGACTGCCAGCTCTGCCGCATTGATATACACATTATCCCATGCCTGCTTGCTGGTCTGCTTCATACCGGTATCACCGTTTACCCAGTAAGCAGTTGGCAGGAAATCCAGTACGCGGATACGGGTCTGGTTGCTTGTCATATTCGGCAGCTTGCGCGCTAAAGACATAAATACCGACTGTTTGGGCGCGTCCTGAAAAATAGTGGATACCACCTGCTCACGGATAATGGCCTCTGCATCGGCCCTGCTTGTAATATGTACTGCCATATTGTTTGCCTCCTTATTCTCTTCCTAAAATGTTTCTTAATGCTGCATTGGCTCTGGCTTTTGTGTCCTCCGTCGCTGCACCGCCCGGGCCAGGCGTAGAAGACACCACTCTGGGAATACTGACGTCCTGAAACAGATATGCATTGTCCTTCTTCACCGCATCCAGGGCGGCCTTGATGTCTGCTTCCTGGTTCTTGCTGCCTTTCAGCTTTTCAACGTCCAGGAATGGCATGACGGCTTTCAGATTCCTTGGTTTATAGCCCTCTGCCGTTGCCTTTAACAGGTCATTGAAATCCCTGTCGGCAATCTGTTTCTGATACTCTGTCTCCTTGTTTGCCAGATCAGCAGTCAGCTGGGTAATCTTGCCCTGAAGTTCCTGGACATTTACTCCCTCAAAGCTCTTGAGCGTAGTCTGGGCCGCCGCAAGCTGGGTCTTGTAGTTGTCCCGGTCCTGCTTAATCCCGTTAAGCTCCTTACCATACTCGGCCATTACATAATCGATCTGTTCCTGCGTCAGACCCTTTGCCTGTAAATCTTCTGTTTTCATTCCCTGTGTCCTTTCTTTGTATTGATTCGCCATTAGGTTATTTATAGGTGTGTAACCATCCACCAAACGAATGACTGTTTTAGGTCTCATCATCTGACCGAAAAAAGGCGTAAAAATAACACCCAGGCCCCGCCTGCGTGTCTATGACTAATCCTATGACTTGCTATGACTACAGCTCTATGCCTTCCATTACTGCCCGCGCTTCCAGCACCGCAATATAATCCATCATAGCCTTTACCTGCATATTGTAAGTGCTTCTGGGACAGGTCGGCTTAAATTCCAGCATCCCCTGATCCCATTTATCCAGCATAGCTTTCAACTTGTAGTATCGGATCGCAACCTGATAGTACTCAGCCTTAAAGCGTTCCTTATAATCCGGGCTGCCCATCATCTCAGCTGTATCATCTAATCTCATCTCTCTCTTACACTCACTCATCTCTCGATCTCCTATTCAATTCTGTCAATTCCATACTGTACCGCACATTCATGCTCTATCTTGCACCCTCTGGCCTCCTGCCAGCCTGGAGCAAAATACGCCACATCTGCCGTGGACAGCAATTCCAGTGATTTTGCCAAATACCACAGAGGCGTAACATTTCCTGGAACTGTCTCGAAAAAAGAATCGATCACTTCTACCTGTTCCCCGATCATACTTTCAGCTTTCTTGATCGCCTTTTTACGCTCCTTTAAAATATCCTCATCCGTTCTACCATTCATAGGCTGTGATATAAATAACCTTTTCATCTCCCGATCTCCTTTCCACATTTCACACACCGCCTTACATACCCACCATAAGGTCCATGGCGGCGGCACCAGTGCTTTCTATATCGGTGTTCGCATACTGGCTTAGGTCGGCAAAACAACCGTTTCAGCCAGCTTAGAAATCTACTCATTGTGTGCTCCTTTCTGTTGCGACGTCGCAACGCCAAAAACGCATATAAAAAAGCACCCGACTATTCAGATGCTTCATTCTCCCATTTATATTTATAATCCTTACATATATCCCCAGACGGCTTTTGAGCCAGGGCAATTTCTCTTGGAATGCCTTGCGGATATACCTTGCATTTCATACCTTTTTCACAGTATTTACATTTTAGGCATATAGGAATTACAATCATTGCTTTCGCCACCTTTCGATGTGTTTTATAACTAATTGCCTAGCTTCGTCTGGAACGGGCTCATTATTTCTCATTCTTACAAATGCTTCAGCCAAGGTTTCAAATCCATCTTTCATAGAATCCGAATACCCAGATATTCCTGGAACATATTGGCTTTCCAATCGTGCTTTGAACGCATCGTAACCAGAAATAGATTTGAATTGCTGGCCTGTCATCACGTGAACCATTTCGTGTATGGCATGATCCTTAATAGTACGACCGGCAAAATACCCAGTCTCATAACCCGCTTTCACAATCCTTCTGAAATCAGAAAAATTATATCCCTTATTGATTACAAACTCAACTTCCCTTATCCCGTGATTATCAACTACTCTTGTCAGGTACGGGGTATCAGGGAATCTGTCACTCACATCCTGCGCTAACGCCCGATCAAGCCGGATATCATACTCCTGCCCCATTTCATCTATTCCTGATTGAATTTCATCAACTATATCTGGTGTAATATTCTTTGCACCCAAGGCTTCATTTGGAAGCCTAATCTCTTTTATTATATCACCTTTAACACTCTCTGCAACTATATCCTTTGACACTCTCAGCCGTTCCCGCTGCTGCCTAATCCCCATTGCCTTTGAAAACTCCACATAGGTCTTGTTAGTCAGCCTCAGCCTGCTCTTAGCCGCTGTAATATCATCCGGGTCAGCCTTAGCCTCCTCTAAAAGCTTAACATCCTGCTTCTGTTTCCGGATTGTGCGCTCCAAGCGCCGTTGATACTGTAAGGCTCCATATGTATCATATTCGCGCCCATTAAACAGCTTTTTTTCATTTTCTTTCCGGTTCTGTTCTTCCAGCCACTCATCTGTATACCTCCGTTTGCTGATACCGGGAAGGAAGGGAAAACGGATATGGTAGCAGTTAATGCCGGCAAATCCCAGCATCTCCCCCAGCCCGCAGACTGTCCGCATCTCCTCAGAGGAATAAACCTTCCCCTGCCAGCTCTGATGGTTCAGGTACCCGGTTCCTGTGTTTCTAGCTCCCATGTGCCAGTCCACTTCCCAGTAATCCGTCCCCAGCTCCCTGGCGTTCGTCTCATTTACCTTATCAACCATCTGGACTACGCCCGTCATCACTGCTCGCCTTGCAGCCACCTCAATCCGGTCGGATTTTCCAGACGCATAATCCACAGTCCGGATACCGCTGGATGTCATCTCGTCAATGACCTCCCCTATGGCCTGGCTGTATGTCCTTGTGCCGGTAGTGATCCCCAGCATGGCCTTGTCCAGGCTGCGCTCCAGATACTCCGACAGCGGCGTGAATACCTTCTTCCCGCCCATCTGTACATTAAACCCTGTTGTCTGGGTGATGTTTTCCATCGGCCTCAGGCTGTCTCTGGTCTGTTCCCTGACTGCTTCCACGACCTGCTGAAGCCATTGGTTTTCTTCGTAGGGCAAATAGTCCCGGCCTGCGGCCTCATAGATAGCCTTGTTGCGGATATAATCAGACTGTGCCGCCTGATCGTAGATCTGGTCTATATCAAGCCCTGCTGACTCTATCCCCTCCTGAAGCAGGCGCTTGATCTCTTTCCGACTCTTGCCAACAGCGTCCATCCGGATCAGCAGCCAATCAATCACCGGAGTGATCTGGGACACCTCTTTTATGCGCTGTATGATCTCAGACATAACAGCCAGCTCCAGCGCTGTCATAGTGCGCTCTAATGGTTTGGGCAACTTCTCCAGTTCTTCGGGTGTCATGGCATCACTCCTCTACCAATACAGGCTCCGGCAGGCTTTTAGCAGCCTCCTCCAATGTCTCGCCGTACCACTTACTGCGGTACTCAGCCAGAGACATCACGCCCATAGCCACATCCTGCCGGTCTGTCTGGCGTTCTTCTTCTGCGTCCACAATGATGCTGTCATCCCATACAAAGGATACCTGATAATCATTTCCCGGGGGGATCAGGCCGTACAGTGCAGCCCAGAAGTTCATAGCATAAACTAAATCTTCCAGAGCACGCTGCAAGGCCATCTGTGTATCAGAAACAAACGTGTACGATCTCTGTTTGCTGACTTTGATCTCTGTAGCTGTTTTGTCCACATTCTGAGGGTCTGACAGAGTGCCGTATGCCAAGTTACAGGCAAACTCAATCAGTCTCAGCTGGGCGTTGAATCCATTAAACAGAGCTGTGTCCCGAATCTCCGGAGAGAATACATCGATAAGCGGCTTATCCGTTGCACCGGTCGCATAACTTACTCTGCGGTATAGCCTCTCTTTGCCTCCTGGATATTCAAACTTATTCTGGTCTGTATTGTATTTTAACAGGCTCTCCGCGATATGTACTGCAAGCTGCGTGCCCTCATACTCCCAGCAGATGTTTGAATACCGCTGATCTGCTTCTGCTATCAGCTCGTCTGCCCTGGAATATACCGATACCCCCAATGGGCTGTCTGTGTCCTCTGTATTTGCCATAGGAACCCTGAAATATCCAAACAGGAGCCGATCTGATCCTGCAAGCGAAAGCTCCGGCATCAGCTCAGACCATCGGTCAACACTGCTGACCTCTATTTCTGTCCCCAGGCTGTAATCATTGGTTGCCACGAAAGCCCTGTTCGTGATATGGATCATATCATTCTGTAGCGTGTGTACTTCCAGCCGGGTATATATCTTTTTCCCTTTTCGGAACTGCTCTGTGAACACACATTGCTGGATCCGGCCCGAATCATCAAAGGACAGAGGAAAAAAGCTGTCTGCCTGCACATACTGTATGGACAGACCTGTCTTTGTCATATACGGCTTAAGGATCAGGCCGCCTTTTGCGCATCCATATTCCACATAGCGCCTCAGATCAGGCAGCACTTTCCTCTGGTACTCCTGATTCAGATGGGCAGCTGCTTCCCCTCCAGTAATCTCGGACTGCATTTCCAATGTCACCAATCTGGCAATCTCCGAGGCAGTGGCTGCCGGGATCTGTGCGCTTTTTACTTTTTTCCGGTCTACCCATGGGGCATGGTTCTCATACATGGCTGTCCATAGCTCAATCGCAGAGGCCATCTGTGAGGTCAGGCACACATCCACCTGCGTATCGGAATCCTGATTCAATATCTCTGTGACTGCCGTCAGCATCTTTGAAAACTTCATTCTCATCACCTCTATTCGTACCGGATAAACCGGCTGATATCCCGCTCAAACGTATATTCAAACGCATCCAGCGTATCTATATCACTGGTACCATCATCCAGCCGCACATCTTCCACAAGGCTTTTCTTCTCGTCCCAGAGGGCTGTAGTAAGGGCATCCTCCAATGTCTTGCACTGATCCTGCATGTAAAAAAAGCGGTGCTGGCTGAGCATCCGCTGCGTGAATCGTATCCGGTCATTGATCGTTGTCTTAAGCGCGTTCTCGATCCGGATCCACCCAATACCAGACTTTCTGACCGCCGTCCTTAATCCTGCTATCAGGGTCTGCTCTGCACTGTCGCAGTAAACAGCCGTGATAAATCCGTACAGGTTTATAATCTTCAGGCAGAAGTCCACAAACAGTTTTCCCAGCTCATCCGGGTCAATGCTGCCATTTTTGCTCATATGCCGCTCACTGGCAAGGGCAATAATACTGTGGTATGCCCTGGAATATGCCGTAGCAACAAACGCATGGCCGGAGCCGGAACCGCCAAAGTCAACGCCGATATTGATCTGCATGATACTCTTAGGCTTTTCATAAATTGCAAACGGATTAACCCCTCCGCTGGATACTGCATCACACATCAGCTTATACACAGATCCTTCTGCCGCAACCCACAGCCCACGGATGTACCGGTCATATAGGACCGTCCCCTTGTACTCCTTACAAAGCTCATCCACAAATACAGGGCTTACAAATGGATTGTCAAAAAGTTCATACTTCTGGGAGTAAATATCCGCATCGGAATCCAGAAACTGCTTAAACCAGTGCTGCGGCGCATCCGGATTGCAAGCCCCGTCAAAACAGGAATACGGCTTATCCAGACGGGATTTAAGCATGTTGAATACATCCTGATTCCAGTCCACTACCTCATCGCCATAGCAGTATTTCAGTGATGATCCGCGGATCTTGGATACCTGACTGACTTTCTCAGCGCCCAGACAGTAAACATCCTCGCCAAACATGGGGCAGATGTTCTGAGAATTGATATCTCCCACAAGGTTTGTTCCCCAGATACGCTGCAAAGGTTCGACGATGTTTCGCTGGATCGTGCCCTTAGAAACGCCTAGGATTGCCACCAAGCCCTCTTTTCCAACTCTGGCTCGGATTCTCTTAGGGATTACATAATAGTCCATATAGGTCTTTCCTGAACGTGTGGCACCCACTTTGATATTCCATCGGTGGTTTGCATTCCGGAAAAACTCCTGCTGCTTATCAGAAAATGGCATATCACACAACTCCTTTGATCTCACTCAGGACCTCATCCAATCGGCTCAGCTCTGCATCATTGTCAGTGCCTTTCAGCTTATCCGTCTGGGCTTTGATCTGAGCGATACGGGCTCTCTGTTCCTCCTCATCGAGATCAGAAGGAGGCTTCTCTCCCCATCCAGAAAAATTATTGCTCAGACTGAACTTTGCCCCATTAGATCCGTCACGGTCAAACAGACGCTCTTCTGCGTACTGCTCCACTCTGGTCTTTGCACGCGTTATCGTGTCATTAAATTCTTTTTTGCCTTGGTAGTTTAACAATGCCTGTCTGCTCGCAAACCCCAGCGCAAGCGCCAAGCCCGTGACTGTTGGCGGCCTCTGGTTGATGATAACTGGATTCCCCCATTTATTCAAAATCGGGTTTCCTTCCGTGTCTTTCAGTATTTCACCCTCGCAGTCTTTAAAATACTGCTCGATCAGGCTTTCAATCTGTTCTTTGCTCTCATACTTAGGCGGCCTTCCGACCGTCTTCTTTGCCATCAGGCTCACCTCCATTCCGATATCTTGTGCTTATCCCCATGTTATCCACAATATGTTGATAAAAAGAAAAGCCCCTGCCGGAGCAGGAGCCTCTCCAAAGGAGAAAAATCATGCAAAAGAAAAACCAACGGACCCTCCGGGAATCGAACCTGGGACACGGTGATTAACAGTCACCTGCTCTACCGACTGAGCTAAGGATCCGAAGAAGGGGGCGTCCAGCCCTGGGATGGAACCAGAGCCAGACGAACCGGGCACCAGGCTGTGACACCTGGCGACCGTCGATTTAAGTGTAAGCCGTCGGCTGTATGCCTTTGGCTTCATGGTACACTATAACATTTCAAAACCGAACAGTGTGAACAAATCGAACAAACTTTACGCCACTAACATAAATCTTTCAAACTCCATCCTTACACTATCCGCTGTAGCCTTCCGCCCCATCTTCATAGCCACCTGCGCCCAAGTCATATCCTCAAACACCCGGTACCGGATAATCCGCTGCATCCTGGGCGAAACTGTATTGAGCCATGCTTCCACCTGACGCTTGATCTTCTCTGCGTTCCGGATCCGCTCCGCCAGCAGCTCCTCCATACGATCCAGCTCATCCGGATCCTTAACAGCTGCATACCCAAGCCCCTCCAGATGATAGGTCTGTAAGGTGTAAGGGAACTCATGCGCAGAGCCCTTGACGCTGTCCTGCTGGATCTGGCTGCGGCGCTTTCTCAACTTCCGAATCTCATCCTTGGTATCCTTAATCAGCTCACAGGCGTCTATGTACTGCTCTAATATCTGCTTGTCCAACGGTATCACCTCCTCGCCCTCAAAATCCTCTGTCTGGCCTCATCCCACTCATCCGCCCAGGTTTCCATATCCACTCGGACAATCAGGTACCTCTTCTGGTACAGGATTCCCATGTCGCTGTACTTATCAACCTGAGGCCTGCACTTCCAACCAAATCTCTTTTGCAGCTCGATGCCGCTGTACCGCCCCACAAGCTTCCCGCAGTCGTACAGGTCATAATATACTGGCCCCGGCATAACATCACCTCCAGATCATCAGCACCGCCATCAGGGAGCCCCAGACCATCAGGTAATCCCTGCGGTCAATATTGTGCCGTATCAGATTGACTGTCCCTGTGATGGCCCACAGGATAATTACCACGCCCTTAAGTACATTCACGGCCACAACCTCCCTGTTTTCTCGTCTCTTAACCTGATCGTATCCTCCACATGGTAGCCCATACACTTCGCGGTAAAGAGCATCATGCGGACGGCTTTGCGGTAATCTTCTGGCGGCCTGTCCGCTTCCCGGATCGCAGCTCCTGCGGCTGGATCCGGATATCCTTCTTGATTCTTGTACATTGTGCTTTCTCCTCTAAATGTCAGTTTTCTTCATTCAACCAGTCACGTATAAAATCCCGGCCAGCATCATGCGTACACGTTCCAAGGCAGCCATTCCCAAAATCAGGACATCTTTCCGCACAATCGAATGGAATTTCATGAAATAATTCCGTCAGCTCTTCTTCGCTCATGCTTTTTATGCGATCTATGTTTTTCATCTTCTCCTCCAAAGGCTAATTCTGTTCTATACATGATATCAACACATATACTATCCTGAGGTGATATCATGGATTCTTGTGAACTTACAGTAACGATTTCTGCTCTGGCCTGCTGTATTGCCGATGGCAAGTCTCCAGAAGAGATCGCCCTGATCAGTTCCATTTTTGTACAGATCGGTGACTCTCTGGCCACTATGGCTGCACATCAGGCCCTCTGTGCTCCCAAGGATACCAAGTAATTCCTTGGGAGAAACTCACTCCTCTGGCCGGTATGGCTCCGGCAGCGGCTGCCAGGCATTAACATACAGATCCACTGATAGACAGGTATCTCCCTCATCATTATCGCCCAGATAGAATGCTCCTCCACCATCATTATCAGCCTCATATCTTCCAATCAGCGGAAGAGAGAAATTGCTGAACGATAGTAGAATATAATTATCATCTTCCGGCAGTCTCTCCTCCACCGGGATCCAGTGGTGCTTGCGCTGTTCCTCATTTAGCTGTTTCAGCAAGTGTGCCACCTGGCTTTTCTCAAAATCATTAACTCTTTCTACATCTTCCGGTACCAGACCGGTATCCTCGTACTCCATCAACTTCCAGAGGGCTCCATACAGCCGTTCCCGTAAAGGCTTGGTGATTACCTGTCCTTCATGCAGCCATTCCCATGGCACACCCTTCAAGCACCAATTTCCCTGTTCATCTTTCTGTGTTAATCTCTCCATGGCTATTCTCCTTTACTTTTCCCAGCTGATCTTTCTCCCCCAGACATTTCCCGCACAGGCAGTATGGAAAAACCAGTGATCCCCTCTTTTGGTCTTTACATACTCGACACGGGACAGGTCATCTGTTTCCGGATGGATCACCTTCCCGCATCCCTAGCAGCAGGTCTGCCCCAGTGTCCGCATCATAATGGTTTTCTTCTGCTTGTCCGTCATATGGCTCCTTCCCGGATCTTACGGATCCTTGCTTTCAGTGATTCCATGACCCAGTTCTGTACGTCATCCTTACGCTGCAGCGCCTGCATGACATCCGTATCCCGGGTCCCGCTGCATACCAGATGGTGGATGATCACCTTTTCCTTCTGCCCTTGACGGTGCAGTCGTTTGTTGGCCTGGGTGTACAGCTCATAGTTCCATGTGAGGCCGAACCAGATCACGTGGTTCCCTCCCTGCTGTAAGTTCAGCCCGTAGGCACTGCTGGCCGGATGGGTGAGAAGAACCTGGATCTTTCCTGCGTTCCAGTCATCCTCATCCTGCGTGGTCTTAAGCTCCCTTACTGCCAGCCCTGACTTCTCTAACGCCTTCAGGATCCGTGCCCGGTCATGCTGGTAGTTGTAGAACACCAGGGCCGGTTTTCCCTGAAGGGATTCGATCAGTTCCAAAAAGGCCTCGATCTTGCAGCTATGTACTTCATGGACCTGACGGTCCTCATCATACAGGGCCCCGTTTGCCAGCTGCAGAAGCTTACTGCTGAGTGCCGCCGCACTGGTAACACTGATCGTTTCATCATCCTCCGGAAGCTGCAGCACCATCTCCCGCTCCAGCTCATAGTAAGCTTTCAGGGATTTGGGATCCAGTTCTACTGGGATCTCGTGGTAAGTGACATCCGGAAGCTGCAGGTAATCCTCCGCCTTCATGCTGATGCAGATATCGGAGATCTGCTTCAGGATACTTTCTTCCGTTCCCGGCTTGGCTTCATAGCTGTACACCATGCCGTCTGCCCCTCTCTTATCCGGCTGGAAATACCGTTCCCGGAACTGGGTATACCGTTTCCCCAGACGTTCGCCCCCATCCAGAAGGAAGATCTGGCTCCACAGGTCATCCAGGCCGTTCGGGGACGGGGTCCCAGTCAATTCCACCATGCGGTCGATGCGGCTGCCCACGCTTGCCAGGGCCTTGAACCGTTTGGCACTGTGGCTCTTAAAACTGCTGCTCTCATCCACCACGACCATGTCAAAGGGCCATGCATTCCGGTAGTAGTCCACCAGCCAGCAGACATTCTCCCGGTTGATGATGTACAGGTCTGCCGGCGTGTTCAGGGCCCGGATCCGCTTGGCCTGGCTCCCCAGCACCGGCGATACCCTCAGCATCTGTGTGTGGTCCCATTTGGCTGCTTCCCTTGTCCAGGTCCCTTCTGCCACCTTCTTCGGCGCGATCACCAGCACCCTGCGCACCAGGAACCGGTTATACTTAAGCTCCTTTACGGCGGTCAGGGTTGTGATCGTCTTACCCAAGCCCTAACCCATATCCAGAAAAAGCCCCAGCTTCTTGATCTCGATGATCTTGTTAATGCAATGCTGTTGGTAGGCATGTGGTCTGAATATCATTTGGCATCACCTCCTTTGTGTTCACAACTCATATCTACAGTCCAGCGCTTTGCTGGTTTCTTCATAGCCCTCATCCTGGAAAAACTGGCTGACACCGTTAATCCCATAGGCTACATATACTTTCTGTCCCAGCTCCCTCAGCCGGCCAATCTGCACCTTCTGCAGGGCGCTCAGTTTCCCGATATCCGTTTTCAGTTCCACAAATACCGGGGCCCGGCCCGGGAAGATCACGATCCGGTCCGGCACACCATCGTTGCCGGGGCTTGTCCATTTATAGGCCCGGCCGCCCAGCTTCTTTACTTCGGCCACCAGGACCTTCTCAATGTCCTTTTCTCTCACGCTTTGACTACCTCCCTCACGTACGCGTGTATATAGGCGTTTTATTTATGTGTGTGTATGTACTATATTCTTATATATTTTTTAACTCTATATAGAAGTTTGTAGTCAATGTAGTCATATAGTAGAAATCCCTTTGTTTATATGGCTTTGCGCCGACTACAAACACTGGCTACAAATTGTAGTTCTGTAGTTTTCATCTTCTACGTGACTACAAACAAATTTCCCTTTGTAGTCGGCCTATGTAGTCACCCGTTCAAACCCTCTCTGCTGCCCGTAAACTCCAAATCTCCGTGGTGTCTTAATTCGTTCCCATCCTTTCAGGCACAGCAGGATATTGTTGATCTCCGTGCTGTCCGACCGTTTCATGTGCTTCAGCTCACTCCCAAAGCACTCCACCCAAATTTCCGCTGCACAGACCTTTTCCCTGGATACCAGCTCTGTTCCCTCCTCCAGTTTCATGTTCCCGTTCCAGAAGATCCTCCGCTTCTGCAGGTCCAGTGAATCCCAGTTTGATGGTACCTTCCGTTCCAGGAAGTCCAGGATGATGCCTTCCTTCCCGGATGATTCCCGGTGTTTTTCCTGCTGGTCCTTCGCCAGGGTTTCGATCTCTTTCGGGAGATACAGGGGTTCCCCCATGGTCCAGTACAGATAGGCCTCCGCCCAGATCTGGTCTACCTCAAGCGGCAGCTGGTTCCACACGGACTTTTTCGCGGGATGGACGCCCACATCCACCGGCCAGAAACGCCGGTTCCCCGTGGCGTCTTTTAAAAACTCGCTGTCATTGGATGTACCGAAGAACACGCACCGTCTGGGATACTTGTCCGTCCTGCGGCCGTATGCTGCCCGGTAGATATCATCCGTCTTGCTTAAAAACTGCTTGATGACCTGGGTTTCCTGCTTCGTGAAAGCACTCAGCTCCCCAATCTCATTGATCCACGTCCCCTGGATCAGCTCTGCCGCTTCCTTGCCCTCAAACGTGGTTAAGCTGTCACTGAACCAGTCCTTCCCAAGGATCCTGAGGAACGTGCTCTTTCCGATGCCCTGGGGCCCGGTAAAGATCGGCATGTAATCATACTTGATCCCTCCGGTCACAGCCCTCCCCACAGCCGCGCACAGGGACTTGCGCATCACGGCCCGGGTGTAGGCCGTATCCTCCGCCCCCAGGTATTCTGACAGCAGCGTGTCCAGGCGCTTCACCCCGTCCCATGTAAGGCCCTGCAGGTATTGTTTCACATCATTGATCCGGTTCTGGGCGCTCACGATCATCAGGGCGTTGTCCAGCTTCTCCCTTCCCGTAAGACCGTAGAACACTTCCACATAGCGGTAGAACCCGGCGTCATCCACATCCTTCCATCTGCGCTTTTCCTCACGCTGGTCCCATGGCACGCGCCCCAGGACCATCCCGCAGCTTGCGAACTCATCCGTTACGATCCTCCCTTTTAACAGAGGGTCATTCTCCAGCACGACCACTGTATTATTGATCGTTTTCTCATATTTCCCGTTCCCATCCTTGGTAAGCCTTGAAAGCCAGGACAGGTCATAGTCCGTGCCGCCGCCTTCCTGTGAGGCCTCCGGTGCCTGGAACGCCTCCCTGGCCTTCTCCAGCTTCTCCTGGGATATCAGCCCAGACACGGCCGCATCATTGACCGCCAGACGGCTCATCTCCATGAAGGATGGCATCTTGCTGACCGGTGTCCCTTCCTTGACCTCGTTATCCAGATCGCCGTAGCGGTGCAGCCGGACCATATCAAACGCGTTGACCAGCTGGCCGCTGCATGGGTCCGTTGCATGGTGGGAATATAAAAACAGGTCCCCGTCATACACGATCGCACCGCCAGCTGTAGTGCCGCCGGTATAGGTATACCGCCCCGGGATGCCGGTCTCCTCGTACATTCCCGGGATAAAGTGTTCCATGGCCTGTGTGATGCTGTAGGTGCGGCAGAAGGCCCCGATCACGCCCCGCTTGGTGGTCGGGTCCTCCTGCTTTGCCAGCCTGCGCCTGGCGCCTGCATCCTCTCCCGGTACCTGGGGCCACTGGGTGATATCATGCCAGTCCCCGTACATGGCTAAAAGCCCGTCCAGGCTGCAGAACGGCTGGTCATAGGCCTCACACACGTACTGGCTGTCCGAACAGCAGCTGGCCCAGTACATCAGCCTGGAAGCCTCAAAGGTAGTCGGGTCACAGAAGCCGATCCCGATTAAAAACGCCAGCTTCCGTGCTGCCGGCTCATATTCATCCGCCGTGCCGGTCCGGTCAAGCGGGATCACCACACGGAGCCTTGGGGCGTACCCGGCGTGTTTCCTCGTGCTGTAGACAGCCGCCGCACAGCCCAGGCCTTCCACCCGGCGCAGGATATCCTCCGTCTGCCCGGCAGGGATATGGTCCAGGTCCAGAGTGACCAGATCGCGCCCTTCCACGTTGGCGGCCTTCCTGCGGTCCCCGGCAAAGGTGCCGCCCACGAAACCGCCTACATCCTTTAACTCGTCCTGTCTGGACTTTGGGAGGGCCAGGTACTCCTCCAGGGATTCCACGCCCCGGACCGGTGTTTTCAGTTTTTCCACGAACTCCGACCACAGGATCTCACTTTTGGGCCAGTGTGTGGCCTTCCTGCCCCCTGCGGTGCTGATCCGCAGCATCCTGTTATACTGCATCTTCCCGTTCCTCCTCTTAATCCTTCATGTAATAACGGCTCTCAAAGCCTGCACCCTTCAAAATAAGGCCCGGCGCCCATGGGATGGGTCCGGCCATCAGGTCACAGATCTCATCCACCGTGGTCTCCATAGGCGCGTCGATGATCACCTCATCATGCACATGGAACACCACCTGCAGGCCCCTCCCTGCGATCCGCTCCAGCGTCACAGCCAGGCAATCCCGTGCAATGGCCTGCACGATATTCTCCGTCAGCTTCCCCCCATAGGTGGATGCCACCTCCCACTTCCTTGTCTGCTGGCCCACCGTGTAATAGTGGAGCGCCAGCTTCCCGAACTGGTTTTCACGGAGGAATGGCTTCGGGTAAAACAGTTTCCTGCCGCTTGGCAGGCGCACGGTAAGAAAGGTCTGGCCGTACAGGATATCCCCCTCCAGGGAAAAGATCAGGCCGTAAATGGCCTGGGGCTGTGCGGTCTGCATCACTGCAAGGGCCGCATTCTCCACTGCATACCACAGGTCACGGATTCGCGGGTTCGCCTGCCTCCACCGGCTTACAATGTCTGGGAGTTCATCCTCCGTAAGGCCCATGTTCAGGGCCCCCATGGCGATCAGGGCAGATGTCCCTCCCTGGTACCCAAGGGCCAGAGTGGCTACTTTCCCCTTCTGCCGGAGGGAATACTCCGGGTTCCCCTTTGCGATCCGGTCCACTGGCACGCCGAACATCTGGGCTGCCGTTGCTTCATAAATTTTCCCGTGGGTGGCAAATACCTCGTTGACCCACTGTTCCCCTGCCAGCCAGGCGATCACACGGGCCTCAATGGCGGAGAAATCCGATACGACAAACTTATGTCCTTCCGATGGGATGAACGCCGTCCGGATCAGCTGTGAAAGGGTATCCGGGACATTTCCATACAGGAGCCGCAGCCCTGCATAATCTTTCTGTTTTACCAGCTCCCTGGCATAGTCCAAGGTTTTGATATAGTTTCTCGGAAGGTTCTGCATCTGGACCAGACGACCGGCCCATCTGCCTGTCCGGTTGGCCCCGTAATACTGGGTCAGTCCCCGCACCCTATTGCCCTCCCCTTTTGCCGTGTCCATAGCCACATATTTCTTGATGGAGGTCTTGCCAAGCTGCTGCCGGATCTCAAGCATCCGCTGCACTCCCTCAGGATACACTTCCCGGTTCTCAAGCGCTTCCGCCACGGTGGCTTTCTGGATATCGGTAAACTGCGCTTTCCCGCACCGTTCATTCAGCCAGGGGACCAGCTGGGCCCCGCTGTTCGGGTTTGCAAGGCCTGTAATGCTGACCGCCTCATCTGTCAGCTCCTGGGTACTGACATCGTTGATATACAGGGCGCCTTCGATCAGCCCTGTGTCCACACGGACCCCGTATGCATTCATGATGACGTCCAGCCTCCACTGGTACTGTTCTGCCTCCGGCATGGGGAACTGGTTCAGGCGTTTTAAGATCTCATGCTCCGTCACAACATCCTGCTTGCAGTATTCCTTAAACAGCTCCCATTTCTCCGGGGCGTGGTGCGGCTGGTTCCAGGTGCGGTTCCCGTTGGTCCGGGTGGGCTTACAGGGGACACAGAAGTACCGGATCAGGGCCTTGCCTACAGAAAGCTTCTGCTTGTCCTGGGGCAGGCCGATGGCCTTTCCGGTGGCATCCAGCCCGGCCGTATACCCGCAGTACAGGCCGTGTACCATGGTACAGCGCCACTGCTCCAGCGGTGTTTTATAGCCCGCTCGGTTCAGGCAGTACCACTCAAATGCCGCATTGTACGCATGCTTGACTACTCCCGGATCGCCCAGCATCCGCAGGATACGTCCCGGTACCGTTTCCCCACAGGCAAGGTCTATGATCTCTACAGGAAGCGTATCAATCTGGTAAGCGAACAGGAGGACCCTGAAATCAGGGGACTGGGCGTATTTATAGAGCCCTGCCTTGCCAATATCCACGCTGCTGCGTGTTTCAATGTCTATGCTCAAATGGTGTTTTATCATGTCTTCCTCCTGTCGGGATGAGGGCCCTGTGGCCCCCATACCCATCTGCTTAATACGGCATACCGGTCAGCGGGTTTACCCCTCCTGCCGGCTGTCCCCATGGTGCCTGCCCTGCGGACGGGTTCAGGGCGGTATATCCGGCCCCTGTGGCCGCTCCATACTGTGGAGCAGCTGTCTGGGGCTGCGGGGCCCCGAAGGCCTGTGCGGCTGTCGGAGCGCTTCCTCCCAGGGCCTCGCCATCACGCAGCTTCTGGACCGGGCCCAGGCCGCAGCCGATCCCCTTCTTCCCTCCAAACGCATAGGGGAAGAAGGTCACATTCACACGGCCATACATGCCGCTGTAAATCTCAGACTGATTGATGATCGGATTTCCCATCTTGTCCACGATCTCCGGCGGATAGTCTGCCTTGGCACTGGCTGTGAATACCCAGTGGCCTTTGCACTCCGGACCAAACGCCATACCGTCAGAAGGACGGACACCATCACCGTCATAGACAGGAGTAGGAACAATCGGAGGGCATACACCATTCCACTTGTCGGAAATACCTCTCTGTTTTGCCGCTTCGATCGCTGCATTGATACGTGCCATGGTATCAGCATCCGTCTTTGGCACAAGGATGGTACAGCTGTATTTCTCTTCCTGTCCCTGCATGGCCGCATAGGGTTTGAACAGGTGCACATAGCTCAGCCTTACTTCTCCGGTTGTTACATTTGTTAATTCATTCATATCAGTTTTCCTCCTTGAACGCCTCTGCGGCGCTTACTTTATTTGTGATTGCCGGCCGTTTATCGGATTCCTCCACCAGCGCCGGGCTTCCCGGTTTCTTTACCACACAGCCCTCTGCCTTCTCGGCAAACTCCTTTTTACCCAGCACCTTTTCCGCCTGGGCGACGGTAAGGGGCTTCCGCTCCCACAGTATCTCCTGGGGCACCCCTCTGGATTCGAGGACTCCGAATGCTTCATCCACGTCGGTCCATGCCCGGGTACTTCTGCCCTCCACTGCCTTCCATCCCGGGACCATCTTTCCGGCCAGACACTTTTTAAGCGCTGTCTCCTGGATATCCGACAGCCAGCGGGCCACGTCCCTGCCTTTCCTCAGATAATCCCCCATCTCCGTGTCGGAAATGAGGACGGGGTCTGTCCCCGTCAGGAACGCAAGCTCCACGTTCTTTTCCGCCCGTGCCCTGCACTCCCCTCTTGCCCGGCAGTACCTGCAGGTCTCGATAGCCGGCTGGAACTCCCCTTCCCCTTTGATCGCAAGGGCCGCCCGTTCCTTTACGAACTCACCGAACTGAAGGAGCTTGTCCAGGGAGCACTCCCACTCGGAGATCCCGTCGGAAAGACGGGGCTGCACGATACTCATGCGGACGGTATCAATACGGTACAGGATTCGGTAGGCCTCATATGCCCCCAATGCGTACAGGAGCATCTGTGGATTCCACTGTGCATTTACGCGGCCGTCCGGGCTTTTTCCATATTTAAAGTCGATGACATGGATCACCCCGTTCCCTACCAGGATGCAGTCTGCCGATCCGGATGCCCCGTCCTCATCCGGAAGATGTGGGATATAGCGGTCCAGGGATACCCTGCGTTCAATATCCACACGCGGTTCGGAAGGAAACTTCATGGCTGCTGATTTGACGTAATCCAGATAATCATCCGTATAGCCCATCATCTCCTCATCCCATAGCTCGTTTTCCCTCAGTTTTTTTATGGCGGACGTAAGTTTGCGCTTCCCAAACTCAACGGTATAGAAGTAATTGCGTACCTTAAGCTCTGCCAGCTCATGGGCCAGCGTCCCCTCTGCCGCCGCCTGTGATCCCGTATCCGGGAATCTCCTCTCCAGCATGGCACTTGGCGTACAGGCCATCCACCGGTGTGCCCCGGACGGGCTTAAAAGGGAATGTTTCCTTTCTGCATGTCCACCCATCAGATCTGCGCCCCCATTCCTCTCAGTGCCGTAGCAAACGCACCGTACTGCTCCGGACGCAGCTCCGGGATCGATGACGCGCCGAACTGGTGCACAAGCCCGATCAGTTCCTGCTGTTTTCCTGCATCCATCAGGGGCATGGCTGCCTTCGCCAGCTCATCCGGTGTATATGTATGGGTGGATGTGGGTACCGTGGCAGTTGCCTGGGCAACCGGTGCCGGAGTAACAGGGGCTGATGGTACTGCTCCAGGGGCTGCCGGCGCTGTCGGTACCGGTGCCGCGGATGCTGTCGGTACCGGTGCCGCGGATGCTGTCGGAACAGATGCCGCAGGGGCTACCGGAGCCGTTGGTACTGCTGTCTGTGAAGGTTCCCGCACCGGTGCCGGCTGAACCGCTGTTCCATGCACCTGCCCTGTGAGGCTTCTCGCAAAGTCCATCATCTCGTCAAAGCTGTTGAATGTTACTGTCATTGTCATAGTTTTAAAATCCTCCTTGATTTTTCTGTCTGATTCCGCCATAATAAAGGGGCATTACTTTAGTTTCTGGATCTGTCACAGCTGCAACTGTGCAGGTCCTTTTTTTATTACCACCATTGTCCTCACCTCCTTATAATGTAATGAACCCACAGGCCACCAACAGCAACACTGATTCCATCCCCAACAGGAATGCCATCACCGTAGACAGCCTGCCAAACAGCCGCACATCCTTATGGCTCTGATCCAGCTGATCCCTCATGATCCGGCCCAGCTTCAGGATCTGCTGCTCCTCTTCCTGGGTGACTACAACACCCTCCACTGGGGGCTGGTACTTAATTGCTTCTGATTGCATGATTCCCTCCTATAAAATCGTATTTCTCTGTTCCTCCGGCACATCCAGCACGTTGCAGATTGCCCAGAGATCATTCAGCCGGAACGTTCCGGGATTCCGTTTTCGTTGGACGAATGTCCCCGGATTGATGCCTGCCGCCTTGGCTACCATCGCATCAGTCATACCTTTACGCTGTTTATGCTCTGCGATAATGGCCTTAATGTTATCACTCCGCTGCCTGCTATAGGCCATGTACTCCCTTGCTGTCATGTGGGATACCTCCTCTCTTAAACTTCCTTCTCGTATCTCCCTTATTCCAGACTTTTATATGGGTCCGAAACGAAAACAAATCCATGTTCTCCAAATTCCACCTCAATATACTTTCCTGTCATAGGGTTGAAGAATGTAAGAAAAATCACTTCATCTCCATCATCGTCAACGCCATCTGTCAGCTTACATACAAAGCATCCCTGAATTTCGCTCAAGTCGTCTGTACTAAAAGTTACCTGATTTAAAACTGTTTTTCTCAAAACCAATCCCTCCTATCCTTCGTTTAATAATGCTTTTAAAGTTACCTGTTCATACTCTGGAACCTTCACAAAATCAGCAGGAAGCTGAATTCCAAACTGTTCACAAACCATCTTTACCATTTCAGCGGATTTATATGGAGCGATTCCCTGCTTGTCCATCCGATTTGAAAGAACTTTGAGCAGATTCGCCACCTCTCCCGGATGCTCCGTTGGCGGAATCTGACTTTTGGGATTCTCCATATCATGGAATCGCTTTACATATCTGGCTGTAAACAGCACTCCCTTTTCTCCGGTTGATTTATTTGCCAGAAAATCACATCCCATACGGGTAACTTCATAACACTTGTTTTCCTTTCCGCTGGCATCCTGATAGGTAGAAGGGATAAAATAATCACTCACAGCCATTTGGCTTTCAGTCAATATCTGAATGTATCCCTTACGATCCTTTCTCCCATCCAACTTTCTCAACACATCGTTGTGTGAAACTTCCATCATCTCTGCCACTTCCAGAGTTGTCAGAGTCGCTTTTCTTAAATTGTTCATTCTGCGTACCCTCCTTCTTAAACTTTAAGCCAAACGAACGATATTACTTCCAGCCATCCAGCGCCTGATTTATTGCCTTCAAGCTCTCAACTTGATATTGCAACACCTGACTCTGCAATTCAGTTGAATCCTGAAGTTGATTCCAAGCCTGATAATACTGAATCGAGTTCAAAAGCTGAATAACCATGGTCGCTGTTATAATCCACGTTCTCCAATCAGAATGTGGTTTTTCCTTTTCTTCCACCTCTCTCACCTCCCGTCCTCAGTCTCCCTTAGCAGTTCCTCAATCGGCACCCCTAAATACTCAGCTACCTTCTGGACTTTGCGGATTCCGGGTTCATTTTTGTTCCATTTACACACGGAACTTCTCGCAAACCCTAGATCATCTTCTAACTTTGTAATCGAAATTCCTTTCTCTCTACAAAGGTGTCTTACATTATTGAATATCACTCTTTCACCTCCTGCTTTTGTGTTACAATAATGATATGTGCCGTGAATCGCCTCTTGAAAGGAGGTGATAGTATAAAGAGAATCGTCTATTCCGCTCACTTAGCGGATCAGTGGCGTAAACTTGGATATAAGACCGTCGCATGGTCTTATATCGGGTGCTTCGGTGAAATGCCGATGGCTTACCACTTAGAAAAGAAGCTGTAATACGCTTTTGCTACTATCAACCCTGCTCCAACACGGCACATATACGAGTTTGAAAATATCACGTAATAATATTGACATTTTGCGTAAAATATTCTATAATCAGAATTACCACAAACCAATTAGAATACTTAAGCATTTTGCTTTTTTACGTATTTTTTTCAACTCATGCTTTTATTATACGTAAAATTTTCAATATGTCAATAGTATTTGCGTAATTTTTTCAACTTTTTTTGAGAGGTGTACTATGCTTACGTATAATAGAATTAAAATGTTGTGCAAAGAAAAAGGAGTAACTGTTACAGGAACTGAAAAAGCTCTCGGTTTTGCTAGAGGTTCGTTATGTAAAGTCAATACAAATAAACCCAGTATGGAAAAAGTCCAAAAATTGGCAAATTACTTTAATGTTTCTGTGAGTTATCTTATGGGAGAAAATGAATCCAACAAATTGATGCCAGAATTAACAATGCGAGATGAAAGAGATATAAAAAAGGATCTTGATTCGCTAAGAGAAAAATTACTCAATAAAGATTTAGGGCCTGCTGCATATGATGGGGAAGATATACCTGATGATGATATCGAACTCTTTTTAGGCCAAGTAGATCTTATGTTACACAGATTAAAAGCAAAGAACAAAGTAAAATATGGCAACAAAAATAAAAAGTAGGTGAGTCCAGCCTTG